GGTACACCGTCCTTGACTTCCCACAGCAACGCTTTGACACGAGCGTCATCTAGCTTCAATGTCATCTGCATTTACTTGACCTCGATATAGGTCAGGCCGCCCTTCACAATCGCCGTACCACCGATGGCGCGTTGGCACATCTCACCACCTTTGCGAATCGCGTATTCCAACTTGTCGCCGTTGTTGACTTCACTGGCCAAAATGCCGGTGACTGCGTTATTGCGAACCTTGGCTACCGTCGAGGGTGACAATGCACCCGGCACGGCAGACAAGCGTTGCAACGGTTCCCGCACGATGATGGCCGTGATCTCTCGCGGCCGACCGTCGCGCGGGATGTAAACCACGCTCTCCCCGAACTGGTCGAGGAGAGGTGGTGCAGCAGCCTCTTGAAACAGGTCGTCAAAGGCGGTCATTACGTGGTGATGTTGCTCAATAAATGACCGCACTGAAGGTACAGCACCTTCTCGTTGGTTTCGTGTCGCACGCGGGTTACGTCGCCGCGCACGGTTTCGTCTCGATAGCTCTCGACAGTCCCCATGACTTGGCTGCCGTCCTCGGACCAATGAAACGTGCGACCGATGCACGGTTCTTTGATGTCGTTTGTGGTGGCAATGCGGCAGACCATCGCGTATTCATCCGACCAAATTTGCGTCGGTGTTGCGGTCTGACCCTCGTTAGCGCTGTTCTTGCTTGATCCGCCAACAATGATGTGATCAAGATCGAACACGGCCGCGAGCATTTGCTCGGTAATATCGGTCGGCTTGCTTGGATTACCCGCACCGGCCGACTCGATCCGGTCGATGATCTGCGCGCTGTTGCGGAGATTGCGGAACACGCGGCGATTGATAACTAGTGCGTTGGGCCATAGGCCCGTACCGTCGTAGACCTTCCGAACGGCTGCCTCAACATCCGTAACCGGAACAGCGTTGGTCGCGTCGTCCCACTCGTTCGTGATGCCGGTCGTAAGTCCCGCACCGGTCCACGTCGTGGCGTTGAAAATCAGCGATGCCACTCGGATTTCGGCATTGCGCAACACTGCGTCAAAAGCCCGCTGTGCGGCAATCAACTCGGCGTCGAAGTAATCGCTGTAAAGCGTTGATTCCCGATCGTCCACCGGCTCTTCCGCACCATTCTCTTTGGTTGCGAACGCCACGTCGTCGAACGTCCAGTTGCCACGGCTGTAGCCACCGCCGGGCGCGCGCTTGGTTTCGCGCGATTGCAGTAGTTGCTCGATTGGTATGATGCCAAACGTGCCGGACGCTTTGGCAACCTCAATGACCGGCAAGATTCGATTTGCGATGAATCCGGCGCGGTCCATCGCCAGATCGAATTCCATAAAGCTACCGGCAATGTCCGGTCGCAACGTAGCCAGGCTTCCAGATGGGGCAGGCATAAATCATAAACCTTCTCTCCGATCAGGTTCATGTGTAGTAAAAGCCGGGGTTTTGGTGGCCACCGCCACCCCAGCCGATCGGATTCAAAACTAGGCCGCAGCCGTATCGCCGGCGTTGTTGTAAAGCATTTCGATAATGTCATCTTCGGCAGTCGCCGCCTCCATTGCGGTGCCCTCCAGGTAGCCCGTCGCTTCGGCGGTGTCCTGCACCTCGCCAGCCGCCTCGCTATACAGTGCAGCACCAGCAGCGACAGCCTCTTTGACTCGCACTTTGTGCGTGCCAGCCGCACTACGCAGCTTGACTGACACCAAATCACCGGCAGCCAGTGCGGCGGCGGTTTGCAGCGTGCCGATGCTGCGATCGACTAACGCAGCCAGCGTAATCTTGCCGTCGCTGTCGAGCTTGACTCGCGAGTACAATGTGATCGCTTCGTCGGCCTCGAAAGTCTTAAAGCCGCTGTCATTTCGTTGACTCATGGCAAACATTTCCTTTTGTTAGTGTTCGTGATTCCCGCCGCGTTCGCCTTAAGCGCGGCCATGCGACGAGTTGTGTGCGGTAACCATTTGCTCGCGCAATTCGGGGTTCGCTTTGGCAGCGGCCCGAGTGGCTTTAGCATTGTTCATTCCCTGCTTGACGAATCCCTGCACCGATTCATTCCATGCTGCGATAGGATTCGCCACCTCAGCTTTGGGGGCCGTCGTGCCGCTGCCCAAGGATTCGACGCCCGGCTTTACTGCGGTTGCTTTGGCATCAACCGTCGCATTATTGGCAAGCTCGATGCGTTTGTTTTGCTCGCCCATCCAGGCGACTTGAGCGGCCGGCAAGGTGGCCTTGACCTCAAGCTGCGAGCAAAGGAACGCAGCATCAGAACCAATGCAGCCGGCTTTGAGCTCATCAAAACTGGCAGCTTGTGGAACGACAGGAGCAGTGGTTTCAGGCATGGTCTTAACCTCGTTAGGTTTGGGGTCGCTGGACATTGCCAGCAATTCTTTGAATCTGTCCGGCGTATTGTGAAACGCCGTCACGTCAAACGCGGCGGCGATGCTAACTTTCTCAGTCACCTCATCAACAAAACCCAAGGCCTTTGCCTCTTGCGCGTCAAGCCAAGTTTCTTTGCTCATCATCACCGACAGTGCTTCAGCGGTTTGCTTGCTCTTGCCCGCGTAGGTGTTGATGATGTTCGCCTTTACTTTGTCAAGCATTTCAGCCGTGCGCCGCATGTCTTCCGCGTTGCCGGCCCGCACGCTCGACATCGGATCGTGAATCATTAAAAACGCATTCGCGGCCATCTTCACGGTTTTACCGGCCATCGCGATTACGCTGGCGGCCGAAAGCGCTGCACCGTCGATATGCACCGTTACGTTAGCGGGATGATTCAATAGCGTGTTGTAAATTGCATTGGCCTCGAAGACCGAACCACCCGGCGAATTGATCCGCACATTGATGTTCGTGATCCCCTTACCAAGTCCCTTTAGTTGTTCGGCAAACGCCTTGGCAGTGATCCCTTCGGACCAGAAGTCCGAACCGATCTGCTCATAAACCAGCACGTCCGCCGTGTCGCCACTGGCTCGCATGGTGATCCTATTTAGGTCGCTCAAGTTACTCATCGGCGTCCTCATCTTCAGTGTCGTCATCCTCGTTGCCATCTTGTTCCGACTCTTCCGTTTGCTCATCGGCTGGCGGTTCTTCTTGCTTGTCAGGTTCTGTTGGTTTAGGTGCGGACTTCTCCAGCTTCGCCGCCGCGCCAGTTAGCGCTAGGCATTCGTGCCAGTCCACCGCTACACCAAACTCCACTTCAATCGCCTGTGCCTCTTTGATGGCAGCACGAATCCGATAGCCGTTGTCTTCGACCTGCTCAGTTGTCATGGTCTGAAAATCAAACCCACGCTCAGCCGCTTTACGTCGCGGGCTGTTTAGCAGCTTTTCGAGCTGTAGTGCATCGCCTTGAGCGTCCTTGTTCGGTTCAATGTACGGCCATGCCGGAACATTCCAGCGGTGTGCGAACACCATCGGCCCCAGCTTCTCTGCCAATGCTCGCACTTCTGGATTTGTTGCGATCCACTGCCGCAGCTTCCAGCGGTATATCGGCCCGTGGAATCGCCTCATCAGCCATTTCTGATTGCGGCGAAACCCTCTGCGGGCCTCATCTAACGCCCCTCGATAACCGCTAAAATTTGTTTCCTTCGCGTCCATCAGCACCAACACCAACGGCATGCCCAGGTTGATTCCAATCAACGTTAGCATCAGTCGCACATGGTCAAAGAATTCTGCATTGGGCACATTTGGGGAAAAGCCCGTGAGCTTCTCGCCCGGCCGACCGCGAATGTCCATACCGGGCGCGATGCCTGTGATTCGTCGCGTCGTACCGTCCGATTGAGTTTCGTCGTAGCTCGCGCCGGTGGCCGGATCGTCGACCGATGGCAATCCGCCACCCGGCCGGCCGGCCGCCATTTCGCGGAAGATCGCAAAGCAGCTCACCGTCTGCTGCTGCACCATCTTGGCGAAGTTAATATCCTCAAACATTCCAGCCGGATTGAAGACCGGCGCGAGTGCCGAAACGCCTCGCGTCTGGCTCACCCGCTTGGGATTATAAATGTGCAACACGTTTCTGTTGCCGTCTTTATCCCGCGCGTCGTAAGGCTTGATGTCTCCGACTTTGGTGAGCGCGCGGCTCGGGTCGATGTCGTCTTTCGTCAACCAATACTGGAGTCGTCTGCGTTGAGCATCCAAAAGGATTCCATGCACCACGTTCTGCTTAGTGTTGCTTGGCGTTCGCAGTCGATGTGCCTCGACGATTTCGATCGGCCCTTCCCGCAACGGCAACGCCAAACAATCTCCATCCACCATCGCTTGACGGGGGATCAGCATTTCCATTTCGTTGAACGTAAGTTCGCCGGCAACGTCACATTGCTCCGGGTCAGTAGCGAATTCATCCCATAATTTCCAAAGAACATTGTCGGCATTTGCGTTGCCCGTTTGCGGGTCCAACGTAAAGCCATCCTGCACCACGTTCATTATGGCGCGGTCGATCGTCTGACCAATTACCACGTCGTTGCGATCCATGTCCCGCGCTTGCTCAAGCATGCGCAGGTAGTCCGATTCACTACGGTAGTGGTAATCCGCGCCGCTGCCGCTTGAACTAACGCCCGTTCGCAGCCGTCGATAACGGCTACTCTTTGCCGCGTCGTAATCATTTCGCAGACCTTGAAACTCATCGGCTAGCGACAAGCCCGGCTCTCGCACGCGGCGTCCACGCATTAGCGAAAGCCCTCATTCATCGAGAAGTGCCGGACCGCACCAGCACCACTGCCGCCCCTATGAATCGCATACTCGCGCGCGTTGTCGCGAATCACGGCGACCTGCTCAGCGTTCAGGTTGATGCTGTGACCTTCGGCGCTCATCGCGTTGGGTCGCTTCAACAGCCACGTGTTGCATGCCTCGACTACAGCCCACGCCAATGCCGCGCTACCCGTTCGCTCGTAGCCAAGGCTGGTAACAATCTCAGCCTCGATTTCCGTGATAGTGCTTAGCGCCGTGATACTCATGCTCGAATCATAAAAGAGATTCGTGCGATCAACGGCAACTATCCGCTTCGGTGTTTCGGAAGATTACTCCGCACCTACTGAGATTTGGTCTAGCAGATACTTCAAAACGTCGCACGACCGGCGCACCGGCTTACCGTCTGACAGAGTCGCACCACCGTGATCCAGGGCGATAAACACCCGCTTAAGGGTCTTCGCTTGCTCGCGCGTCAACTGCGTTTCAACGTGCCGTGCCGCGTAACTGCTTTCGGGAAAGTCCGCCAGCGGCACTTCAAGCATGGCCGTTTGGCCAACAACATCCAACTTCGTTTTACGATCTTTCATAAATGTAGCCATTCCTTGCTTATCGCTCCGTGATTAAAAACGGCCGGCCGTCCGGCGTGGTAAATCGTTCGTGGTTGTTTTGTTGCTGTGCAACCGGAGTGCGTGCCTGCTCATGCGTCATTAATCGCACGTCGCACATTTCCGCCGCTGCACAGCACATATACATGCAGTCGAGCCAGTGATTGTTTTTATTGTTCTTCCTCCAGTACGACTTCTGCCCCTTCACGCCTTCGATGAATTCCGTGGTCCAGATTTCCGAAACAATGTGTCGGCTAAACGAATGATGGTCGTTACTCTGCGCAGGCTTCCATAGTGACAACGAGCCAGCGCGAATTTGCATTTCGTCATTCAGGCATGGCGTGAGCCATCTCTCGTGACAGAAGTGCTTCCAATGATCGGCGTCCATGTTGTAAAGCCACAGTCCATGATCTTTCTGTTTGCTCGCGTCCCAGTAGTCACCGACGAGTCGCTCATCGTCTTTCGGCGTGGGTCGTCGATAGGAACCAACGCCCTTGGATGCCATGTAGGGTGTGCCACCTACTTGCTTTAGGAATTCATAAACCGCCGATTGTGTAGTACCGTCGCCCGAATCAACTAGCACTAAATCAAGTGCCCGCACTTCACCGCCCTGCATGCAGTACGGACTCGCCAACACATCTTCGCGCCACCGCAGTAATGCGTTGAGAATCTTACGCTCGATTGCTTGGTGACTATCCGTCGCGGCGGCGTGCGGCTCCGCAACGCCATAGTCGATAACCATACCAGCCGCGCCATCTAACCAGGCCGTTACCGCCCAATGACAGCCATGTTTACCAATGTCGATAGCCGCCGTGAGCGCCTTCGTGGCAACCGGGCATACTCGCCGTGGCCAACCGCTGAGCCG